TTATCTGCCATTAATTTCTCCCACCTTTATCTAATTTTTTCTTAATATGTTCAAGTTGTTCTTTGGTCAATAAAGTTAAGGCCTCTCTTGCCTTTTCATTACTATAACCATAATATTCTTTTACATATTCTAAATCTTTTAACTTGGTTTGTGATAACCATTTACCACCAAATCGCTTCTTTTTTCTGATACTATTTATTAAAAAATGAAATTGTAACTTCTTGTCTAAAAAATGTAAACCATTCATTTCGTTGGCCGGCATTAAAGTGTCCCAAAACATAGAAAGACAACGATTTATAACGTATGGTGGATACTTCTTTTTCCACGTTTCATCATCCGTATCTAGTAAGTTTTCTTTAGTTTCGTTGATGGCTTTAAGGTAATCTTTCAATTCGTACATATATTAATAATAATGTCTTTTTTTAATAGACATATTTCTTTTTCTATTTTATCATATTTTGAATTAAATGTTGCTTTGTTCATTTTCATATTGTGCCAATTAAAATTATAATTTTCTAAAGTTAATTTAGTTAAATTCCAAATAAAAATAACACTATCGGTAAATAAATTTATATACAAAGCTTGTGTATTATTTTGTTTTGCCTTTTCTAATAAATTTTGATATTTTTTTCTTTCCAAGATTAATCCTTCTTTAGCATAATTGTGATAACTTTCAAAGTTTCTTTTTTTTATTTCACAAGTATAAATGCTATTATAAGCATCATAACTAGAATAATTTTTACCGTTGTATATTAGATTTTCTTGTTTAAAAATATCTACGTTGTTATTTAACGTATTGATAATGTTTAATTCATCATTAGACCACATCATTTAAATTTACAACCAGCCATTATTTCAGTTAAGCAGGCCACCATATTGATTTCTTGGTCAGCAACAAAAGCCGCCTTGTATTGATAACCAGCAATAATTAATACTGCTTGAGGTATTGATTTAGGTTCTAAATGTTCATAAAGTACATCATAGATACTTGTAAACAAAGCACTTGGTTCTTTGTCTAGGTTTTGTATAACCCATTTTCTCATACCATTAAAGTCTTTATCTTTTAATTTGGCAATTAATTCTTTATTATTTTCTTCAGATAAACTAAAAAAAATACCGCTGTCAATTTTGCCACGAACAGAATATCTTTGTAATTCGTTTATGGTTCTTCTAAAATCTGGATAATATTTTTGTATAACTTCTGCTAGTATTTTCTTATCAAATTCAACGCCTTCATCTTTTAATATAACAGATAATCTATCCATTAATTGTTTGGCCGTTTTTACTTTTTGACCATTAACAATTCTGAAATCAATTACAGTACAACGACTATGTAAAGGTTCTATAATTTTACTTTTGTAATTACAAGTGAAAATAAATCTACAGTTATTAAAAAACGTTTCAATAAAGTTTCTTAATGCTGGTTGTACTGATTCGGCGTTCATATAATCGGCCTCGTCTATAATTACAACTTTATGATTGGCTTCTTTGGTAAGTGAAATAGTTGAAGCAAAGTTTTTAATTTTATTTCTTAATGTATCAATCTGACGGCCTTCATCAGAACCGTTTATGATAATATAATCGGCACCTATTTCTTCGCATAAAGCACGTGCTACGGTAGTTTTACCTGTGCCAGCTGTGCCTGATAATAATAGATTAGGTATTTCTTTTTTCTTAACGAACTCTAAAAAAGTATTTTTTAAATCTTCTGATAAGATACAATCTTGTATCTTTTTAGGTCGATACTTTTCAACCCATAAAAAATCTGACATAATATAAACTCCAAGTTAATCATTTTCTTTTTTTACTATTTCGTAATCGACTTCATACCCACCTTTACGATCTGTCCACCAATCATCTTCTCTATCACTATGACCCATTTCATCTAAAAATTGCCAAGCTCTAAATTGATCTTCGTAATCCGAATCTTCAGATAAACATTTTTCAAAATTTTCTATTGAACCAAACTCTTTAATTATTTCCGATGGTAAAGGATAATAATAGAAAGTACTTGTTACCGAATGATGTTCGTTTTTTAAAACTTTGATAGGCGTTTCTTCCGAGTAAATTTGTCCATCAAAAGACCTAGTAACACCAGCGTTTCTATCTTCCTCCTCTGGTGTCATTACAATTGGTTTATTCATATTAGAACTCCGAATCTGGTTCTAATGCGATCCAATATTGTACTGGTTTACTTCTGTTTATAAAGTGGCTAATCTTTGCCTTTGAAATAGCAACGTCATAATCATCAGAAATAATCTTAAAGTTATCTGCTTTAAAGTAAGCTGTAAACTCTTTATCAGTTTCGCCTACGTTTAAAGAATAATCGTTTGAAGATTTATTCTTTTTATCTGTTGCTACAAAAGATATTACTTTACCATTACCTTTAATTGCAATGTCTGGTAAATTTAATGTTGTAGCGGCCTTTTGTATTTTAGTAAAGTCATCTTTCTTTAATGTAAATGCTACAGTCTTATCAGGCATATTAATACCTTTTTGAGGTGCTACTAATACTGATTTGTCAGCAAAGAAATATTTAATTACTTGTTTAGATTTTTCATCAGAAATTAAAGCATAGTTTGCACCATTAACTTTAACAGCCGGCTTATCAAATAATTCTACCGCTCTTAAAAATTCTGATAGATCATAGATACCAAATTCTGTATCAAATTTTTCTGTAATTGTTGCTTCTGCTAATATATTTTTCATAGCAGATATTGTATTTAACTTACTGCCTGGTTTAAAAAGAATATTGTTATTGATTTCACTAAAATTCTTTAAAATGGCCAGTGTATCTGTACTTAGGTTCATTTCACGTTCTCCTTATCATAGTTTAATAATAATATAACATAATGTACTGCTTTAAGCAAGTCATTTCGGTTATATCCGTTTTTCTTACCATATCTACACAAATACTTAATTGCATTAGCGTGGCAAAAATCTTTTCCAATATTTAATGTTTTAAATAAATCTTGTACTTGAAAGCCGTCTTTACCTACTGAATAATGTTGGCCATAAGTTGACTTGATATAGTCAAGTATTTCTTTTACAATTTTATCTTCATTATATTTCATAATATTTTGGAGCGGACAACTGGTACTGCCCCAATTTCTCTAACTTGGAAAGTTAGAATAATACTTTTATACTATGTCCGCAATTCCTAACCTAACATAAGTGGCCGAAAATGTCAAGCAATTTCGGCCACTAAAAATAACTACCTTTTTTCTGGCAGTTTATTTGACTTTTTCAAATTAGCTAATTTATTAATTAATTGACCATTTTCAATAGAGGTGAGTCCACCTTTAGAAAAAGGCATTATGTGATCTGCTGCCCACTTAGAATCGTCATTAATTTCTGATTCTGGTATAGGTTGGCCTGTAGCTAGACATATTCCTTTTTGTCTTTCCCACAACACATATCTTTCTTCTGCTGAAAATAACCTTTGAGAGTCTTTTTTAGTTGCAAACTGTAATATATCTTTTGTTAAATCTTCTAAGATATAATCACATCTTGCTTTTAACTCTAATTTAGTCATTGTACGATTACAAGATTGATACGTTCTGCTTTCTCCTGTATTTGTTGTACAAATAGTTTTACTGTCAGCAGCTCTACGATTTTCGGTTTTCATAAACCAATCATAAAAGATTTTTTCATCTTTTAACACGTATCCATTATCTTCTAACCAAACATATGCAATAAACATATTAAATAACTGACTTGAGTCTTTTAAGTTACTTTTTGCATTTTTTTCAACAAAATCAGAAAATCCTACAATAAGTTTTTCTGCTCTTTTTGTAGTTTGTGACTCTGAAGAATCATCTGTATAAGCGTGTGTCTTAGATGCTCCTTGTATATCTTTATCCGTTCCTCTGGTTGCGTATATGGACATTGATACTATATAATCATCAACGACTCTTCTGATTCTTTGTTTTTCAGTAGGAAAAACTTTCTTTAACATACTATTATATGTTAAGTCTTTTATTTTCCTTACCCAAGCAGCATAATTACATAATATAGCATTACGTAATTCTTGAGCATTTAATGACATACCGTCATTAATACATCTGAATAGATCAGTTAAATTTTGTCGTGTAGCATTTATATATTCCGTAACTGTTACACTAACTTCGTTTTCAATATATTGCCTAAGAGGTAAAGGATGTTTAGACCAAATATTGTTGCTATCATCAATGTGTATAACTTGACCACTATTTAAGATATAATCACCTTTTTTTAAGGTTACTTTATCATTAAAATATTCACTGATAGTCATTGTTCGGTTATTACCATCTATTGATACAGACTTATAACCTTGTTTAAACCAATTATAAAAGTAATGATAATCATAGCTATCCTGTTCTGCTGCTTTTAAACAAGCACTAATATTACAAATTACTATTTTACTAGGCGCCATACCTAATATTAAGCTGCTTATATAGTTAGTTTTTTCTAATGGTCCCCATCTGCCTTCACTTTGAAAAGCAAAATCAAGAGCTGTTGTTGTTTTTAAATCTCTTACCGTAGAACTGGTAAGATAATGAACCTCGTCTTTAAAGGCTAGAGGTTGAAAGCCTTTCTTTTTGATTACCATTTTAGTAATCCTTTCATTATATTAAACTATCCGAAGATAGTTGTTTTATTTTTGTTGTCATACTTCTATGAACAACACACATATCAAAGTAATAATTAAAAAATTAATACTAATGATTACTAATCATAACATAAAAGGCCAGAACTGTCAACCAATCCTGGCCTTTCATTAAAAACTATCGAATTTCAATAGTTTTCGGTTTTTTTGACTCAGGTACTATTTTTTCTAATGATACCTTTAATAGACCATCTTTTAATTCAGCGCCTTTAATTTCAACATCATCAGCGATTGTAAATGATCTTTCAAAGTATCTCTTAGCAATACCTTTATAGATTGTATTACCATCTTCATCTTTACTTTCCTCTTTATCGGACTTTTTAGATTTAATGGTTAACTGTCCATCTTCGTAGGATACATCAATATCTTTTTTGTTATATCCTGCTAGAGCCACTTCAATATCGTATTTGTTTTTTGAAGTTTCTACAATATTGTATGGTGGATAGTTTATACTAGGAACTCTTAATCCAAAGTCGTCATTTAGCATTGACTCAAAGTGGTCAAATACATTATTAAAACCTATGGATAAAGGTCTTAGTTGATTGAATATGCTTAATTGATTTTTAGTCATTTTTATCTCCTTTTGTTAAGCAAGTTAAAATTGAAAGCCCACTATTGGCACTTTCAATATTATTTATAATATAAGTACGATTTTTGACATTTCAAGTGGTCAAAAATGTCGCACTTTGTGGTGATTTAAGGGTCACGGAGTAAATCACCAAACTCCGATTTACGGTTCTATTGGTAAGAACCTAACCTTTAACGCCGACTAGGTCTTATGAATTGCCTAGTCTATAATATATATACAGGTTCAAATGAGCGTTAAATCAGTAACCTCTTATATCTCTTAACATCTTCTGTTTTTTTAAAAAGTTAGCTCGCATTTCCTTTGCTTTTCTAACTCTTTTTTCAGATGGCTTTTCATAAGTCTGTTTCATTTTGTACAGCCTCATAACGCCTTCTTTTAGAAGTTTCTTTTTAAGAATACGCATTGCTTTTTCAACATTGTTATTCTTAACTTCAATTTTAAGTCCCAATTAAATATACCTCCTTATAAAGTAAAAGAGTGGCCATTATTGGCCACTCAGGACTATTATTAATGGATTTTAGAAAAGTAACTAATTATATAGCTACTGCTTCCTCCTCACCATCATTGGAATCCGTTTGAGATTGAGCCGCAACTTCTGACTGTCTTTGAGATTCTATAATCTGGTCAGCAGTAGCGCCGGCATCAACTTTAGTGTATAAATCTACAAATGAAGTTTTGGTATCTTCATCAAATCTATTTGTACACAATTCAATTGCTTTTACTTTGTTATTAAAGATTGAGTACGCTTGTACAATATGTACTAATCTTCTGGTAGATATAATCTCATCTACGCCACCATCAAAAAAGGTTTTTCTGATTACATCAGCCCACGTAACAAGTTTGTTAACATAGTTGGTATCTTTTTTACCGGTCATTTCTAAAACATTGTTTAGGATTTTTTCTTCCGTTTTAGCATTAGGATACCTTTGTTCAAATGTAACTGGAAATCTTTCAAGGAAAGCTTCGTTAAGAATATTGGTACCGATAAATTTACCATCTTCGGAACCTTGACCTTTAGTATTGGCAGTCGCCACTACGTTAAAGCCTTCTTTTGGTTTTACAAATTTGTTAATCTTTTTAACAAACACACCAGAGCCTTCTAAGATAGGTTGTAAACACATAATCTTATTTGAAGCAAGGTCAATCTCATCTAATAAAAGAAGAGCGCCTCTTTCCATCGCTTCAATAACCGGACCGTTTTGCCATACAGTTTGGCCATCTTTTAATCTATAACCACCTAGTAAGTCATCTTCGTCGGTTTCAATTGTTACGTTAACTCTAATACATTCTTTTTTAGCTTCGGCACAAGCTTGTAATATAGACATTGTTTTACCGTTACCAGATAAACCTGTAACAAATACTGGATAAAATTTATTAGATTTGATAATAGATTTAATATCCGGATAGTTACCGAATGGTACAAACGTAGAGTCTTTTTTAGGAACAATATCGCCTGTTAAAGAAGATACAATATAAGCAGCTTCTTTTTTAGTTTCAATAACATTATCAGTTGATTTTACAACGGCTGTTTTTTGTATATCACCATCTAGTGGCAATCTAAAGGTCGCCTTGTCAACTTTGTAATCTTTATTTTTAATTAACCATTGAGGAGCATATTTACAACCAAATTTTTTATTTGCTTGTATCAACTCTTTTTTGGTAAGCACATCTTTGTTAAATAGGCCATAAGCGTACTTAACAAATTCACGTTGTTTACTGTTTAACATAATATAATAGTCCTTTTGTTATTGTTTATACTACCAATATAACACACAATTGTGTCAATATTGTGTCTATTTTTAAAGAAAAAACCCTTTAAATTCATAAGCTTAAACGATTTGTTCAATAAATTTGTTTAATAATACTCTGGAATACAATCTTCCTTTCATAGATTTTGTAAAGATTCGTTTAATTTCAGTAGTAGTATTGTCGCTATTAATAGCGCTTAAATCGGCATTTTGAATGTCCATATCTTTAGCATTTACAACATAATAAGAATTATAACCATCTTTAGGTATTTCTATTACTTTGTCTGTTAAAAATTGTTTTCTAGTTTTTTCAAAATTTGGATTTGGAAATATTTTACCGTTTTTTGAAACATATTCATCTACAAATTGACTAAAGGAATTTTTATTAACTCTTTTTGTTAAGTAAAAACCAATTGTCGTAACATTATATTTTGATTGTAATATTTTTAATAATGAAGCTGTAAATGCCGTTCTACTAGAATTATAATGTCTTCCTTCATAACCAGCTACTGTAGTATATGTTTTTTTACCATCTTTAATAATTGTTTGAGCGTCCCATTTACTGTGAGATCTATTGTTTGGTAAAGAATTATCAAAATTGTAATGAGCCATTTCACTATTTGATTCACCATCAGTAAGAGTAATAAATGAAAGCTTTTCTACTTTATATTTTGCTTGAAATAAAGGTATTAATTTATTACACATTATAATTGCTTCATTTAATGGTGTTGATGTTAAATGGTAATTTATATCTACTGGAATAGCATAACCTCTTTCAGCAACGCTATCGTAGGTATAAGAGTATGTTCTATTAAAATAACCGGCCATTTTATAAAGGTGTAATAATGATTCGTGTAATACCGTTTTTTTCATTCTGTGGCTGGCAACATTTACTATTTGAGATTTCTCGGCATACATATTACCATTTTTTAATTTAAAATATTCTTTAGTATCATCTTTTTTATTTTGTACATCTTTAAACAAATATACTTCAAAAGGTATATTGATTTTTTGGCAAAACCAAACTAGATTACATAATTGCTGAACCGTTTTACCCATAATATCACACATTGAACCTGACCAGTCAAGCAACATAATCATACCGTGGTTTTTGCTATTAGGTAATACTGTTAATCTTTTAAAAATATCATCACTGAATTTATAGTTTTTTAATAAAAGAGAATCTATTACACCTGTTTTATCAGTACTAGCTCTTTTATGAGCAGTTGCTGCTTTTTTCATTTCAAATTCTTTAACCAAATACATTACAGTTTTTGTACTGTCTTTTTTAAATTTTAAAAAGTCTTGTTTAATCCAATTCCAGTACTTTAAATATTGTTCGTGATTAGAAGTACTACTATTAGTTTCTGGTTTAAAATAGTGATTGTTATTGTTTCTCATATCTTTTAAAAACTCATCATAAGATACTAGAATATTTTTTAAATTAACTTCAGGTAAAGTAGCATATCTATAGTGTTTAGTTTTATCTAATAACTTGTCTTTTGATTGTTCAAAATTTTGATCTGTAATACAATCTAAAGCAGTATCAACTTTAACATTATCGCCGCCAGCGCCGTTAGGGTTACCAACTTTTGCTTCGTTGTTTTTGTTTTCATTATCTTCAGGTTGAGGTAAAGAAGATTCAAAATTATTACCATTATCTTTTTCTGATTTTTGTACTTGAATTTTTTTACCGTTTTTATCTAAATTATAATTTTTAGATAATGGATGATTATCAAATTCTGGTAACATAGATAATTTTTGTAATTGTTTTTCTTGCCAACCATATAGCTCTTTAGCAATTTTTAATACATCTGTAAATGTTTTGATATTGTCAATTTTATTTAACCACGATTGTTCGTCTTTAGAAAATTTAAATTTTAGTTTTTTAGATGATTTGTAATACATATTAATTTTATCAATTAACATTAAATCAGTATCTATATTTTTATCTTTTAAACCAAAGAAATTATCTTTCATTAAAATTTCAAAAGCATTAATATAATTTTTTACAATTCCAGGATATTTTTTTTGAATTAATCTGTCAATTCTTGTATCTTCAATAACATTAACATAAGCTCTGTATTTTGGATCTTCTAATTTAGACCAAGCTTTCATAGGTGTATGTAAAGCGTGTGAACATTCGTGTGCTGTTAACATATCGTAAACATCACCAGATGGTTTTTTGAATATTG